TGATTTCCCAAAGTCAGTATCTTGAGGTGTTAGTAAGGCGGGTATAGGATACGCCCTTCCTCTGTAATCTAAGCTCCAAGGTATAAAAAACTCTTTATCTTTAAACCTCTTCACTGCCTCCATAGTCATCCTTGTTCGACATGAACGACGCATTGCACCTGCGTTCTTGTTCATGACCTCTGCAGCGGCTCTACGGTACGCCTTACAGCTTTCCTTGTTCTCCGCTATATCAGGTGGTTTAGGAGGTATAGGTAATTCAACAATAGGGATAAACTTCCCAACACTAATCCCTCTTTTAAACAGAGTGTCAGCAACTTGAACCACGAATGGATTAAGTCTATAGCCTACCTTCTGTATTCGATTGAGGAATGCGATTGGTGTTTCTCCCTGTATACAGTGGCTGTCTCCACGCCTAACCATTGGGTGACCTTTCATCACCTCATTAAGCAAGTAACCACCGCATCTTTCATTGCTCCAGTCATTAGGTTCAATGAGCATTGGCCACGCTAATGGAGCAAATAATTCGCTTTCAGCTATGATCTGATCCTTAATCTCTAGAAACTCAGGAGTTGGTAGTACAATTCTGTATACTTTACTGCCACGTCTTTCCGTATGTGGTATAAACCAACCACTTACATTCATTATGCAATCTAATAACCAAGCTCCTAACCTAACCCTAACAGTTCTAGGCCAGTGTTCCCAGTGTTCGATATCATAACGACGCATGAGTGTGCGTATTACAACTACCTTTTGCTGTGTTCCAATTGACTCGTGCCAATAGTTATCTTTGAGAGTTCGTAATAAGCCAGGAGCAACAGTCTCATAATGCCTCATATGGCATTCATCTTCAATTGCTTTGCCTATTGCATCAGTCACATTAGAGATTAAATTACTATCAGGCTTACGTCCAAATACTTTATCAAACGTAACCTTACATCCAATAGCAGCTAAAGCTAGTGGTTCTAAGTGTGATAAGTACTGATGGATCTCTTTGAATGCTACCCCATTGTGTCCTCGTTTAATGCGATACTCAAATGTATCTTCAATGTGTTTAACAACCAAGGGTAACAGAGCATCAATAGAGCTTATACCATAAGTACTAGCTGATGCATACTCTTTCTCTTCTAATTGACGTGTGTTCTTTCGTAGTTTCTCCAGTCCTTGCGCTATTTGTGTACGCTCAAGCTGGACTTGCTGCTCTATTTGTAAAGGTGTTGCCATAATTTGAATCGTCGAGAACTTGATCTATAAGTAAACTTAATATCTCGTCTCGGTGTGGATGATCCTCTGGGATAGAATCAACAGCCTTAAAGTAGTATTCACTATAAGGAATTAGTGTGTGTTTCATTCTAAGTATTGGGATGGTACATGTTCAACAACATTATCATAAATTAAAGTGAACTCATTACCTTTGATTAACATTTGTTTAATCTTCTTGTTAGCCCACTTTGGTTTAGAGTAAATGTGTTCTCTAACTTTACCAGTCTTCTTGTCGTGTTCTTTGATAACACAAGCAACAGAAGCAGGGAACTCCCAACCGCTTAACTTCCAATCCATAAAGTCTTCAAAGGTTAGAGGATTATCAGGATCAGGTGAAGCAAAGCATTCGTCAGGTGCGTCTCTGATTGCCTTCCAGTTGTTCGGAAAGTACTTCTTAGGCATCATAAATAGGTTCAACGTTTACAAGGTAGTCATCATAAGTCCCTGCGGCTTCTTCATAAGCCTCATAGGCTGCTTCATAGACATCATAGCCAGAGTTAAGAATGAAATCCCTACCACTAGCCAGTGTAACATGGTACTTCATGGTTGCGCCAAGGCCTTTAAGGCTGAAAATTTACGTTTGAGTGCTTGTAATCTAGCACGAGATTGTCTAATAGCGACAGGATTACGCTTTGGTTTGCGTAACTTATTGCTGTGATGTTTCCAGTTCGGGGTAACCTCCATGATGTTCATCTGTTGTTGGACGTTGTGAAATAAGATGATAACTCATACCTAATACATGTACATGATCTTTTATATCTTCATTGATTTGATATAATAAACCATGTGGATCTGTATCAGTTCTAAGTGTTATCTGTAATTCATACATGATGAG